TGTCCATAGGACTAATGTTATAAATGATATCACTAAGGTCTTCGCGTACCTGTACGCCACCAAAGGTCAATCGAGTATTCGTAGGGACTGCCATAACAGTATACCTCCTTTGTTAAATGTCTACAAAATCCTCAAAGAGAGATACAGAATCATTTACATGACCACTCTCTTTAAGACGCTTCATTGAGGCAATACGTTTACTACGATCCTTGTCGGCTTTCTTAACACCACCTTTACCAGATCGTACAACCTTGGGTTTGTTTTTCAACTTCTTGGCTTTAACGTCAGACTTCTGAAGAGCATCATATTTAGATGCTTTCATAAGTACAATTAACGATCTATGGTCTATCAGTTCTTTTAACTCTTGTTGAGTAAATCCCTGTTGTATAGCATATGAAGAAAGATCAGAGGCTAATTTAGTTCGTTTTTCTGGATCATTCCATTCAGGTACAGCCTCTGTTAATCGCTTGTATTCTTCCTGAACAGCCATTTTACGAACCTTACCAATCTCTTCGTTTTGTCTTTGATGCTCATATTCTTGTTGGGCTTGCGCTTGCCTAACTCTTTCTTGAGCGTCACGAAACTCTTCTTTCTTTGTAACAAATGCAATAGGATCATCTTCTCGAAGTTGTTCCCAATTGATTGTTGCATACTGCTCTAGACCTGCCATAGATTGATGAACAAATTGTCCAAGTGCTTCTATGTATTGCTGACGCTCCGCTTGTGCTTCAGATATTTCAGTAGCCCATTGCTGTTGCATTTGGGCCATTTGATCTCTCTGGCTTGCAAGTTCTTGCGTTTTACGAGTATAGTCAGATTGTCGGGAGTACCCATTAACAAGTTCGTCAAGACTAACTTCCATCTCTTCTCCGTCAACTTTGACGGAATAGACTTCTTCAGTCTCTTCTTCCTCATTTTCATCTAACTGTTCCTCATCAGATTCTTCCTCAACTTCGGTTTCCTCTTCTAAGGCATCCTCTTCCAATGGTTCGTCTTGAGTTTCCTCAGTAGACTCATCAACATCTTCGGTAGGTTCGCTTGCCTCAGTTTCTGGTTTGGCCTCTTCAGGCTCCAAAATTCCAAGGAAAGCACTTTGTGCTTCGGCTATACTGCCTTGCTCTACTGTTTGCGGGTCAATGATATCCGCCATTACAAATTCTCCTATATATGGATGTCCTTGATTTTCCTCGCTAACTCTCCAGATTCTACGATACTGGTTAGATGTAAGCGTATCCGCTCAAGGAGCCGTAAAGAAAGCCATGATTGCTCACGGATTTCGACATCTTTCACACTTGTTTGTATCCAAGTGGTATGTATATTTTCTGCTAACTGTTCAAATGCTTCGTTAAACATCGGGTCATTGAGGAGGCGTTTTGCTTGTTCCTCTCGTTGTTGGTCTGTCATATTATCCTATTGCTATTGGCCTGTTTTGTTCTCTTTCTAATGCAATCTCTGCCGCTTTGAGTTGTGCGTCTACTTGTGCATCTTTGGCATCCTGTTGGACTTTCATCATCTTAACTTGTAGTTCACCCTGCTTAATCTCTAACTCTTTCATTTTGTTCTGCTGTTCCATAGCCGCAGATTGTTGTTCTGGAGTAGGCTGACCCTGTTGTGGTGGAGGCGGTGGGGTTAGGAAGTCATCGACGTTTTGGTATCCCATAGCCTTTATAAGAGCCGCGCCAAGGTTATACATATTCTGTGGTGTTACAATAGGTAATCCACCTTGCATAGCCTGTCCTGCAAATGAAAGCATCTGTGATAGATGAGCCATCTGCTGATCTTTAGAGCCATTACCAAGAGCAACCGAAACAGTACAGTCCATTTTGTCATTCCATGAATCAGGTCGTATTGGAACCCATTCATTGCGTAACATAACAACACGCTCTTTATCCTGATACTTTACTAAGTATTCATAGATACAGTTCATTAGGTCTTTAACGCCTGTCTCCGCGAACTGACGGGCAATTAACTCAACCCTACTCTGGGCATTGGTCATCACCGCATTCACCGCTGTGGCCGTTGTGTGGCTTGTGAGGGCGTCTGCGTTAATACCTTGGGTATTTTTGTTTACGCCAGACCTTGATTCCCTTACTTCGTCTAAGTATCCAAGCATCTGGAATGAGTATGGCTCAAGAGGAGGGGTAGCCAAAGGCATAATAGCATTGGGTGATTTAACCCTAACGATACCGCCCGGACGTTGTGTAAGCAAATCATCAAGGTTTGCCTGACCTTCCATTACAGCATAGCGACCAAAGTTCTGGTTATAAGCATTGTCCATTAAGTTACGCATAAGCGTAGACTTGATTAACTGTAAATCCATTACTAAGTCTGCAATAGATAAACCAAAAAACTTGTGTGGTATCTTTAAAGGAGTAATAGAAATAAAAGGCTTTTTGTCTATTTCTTCATTAGAGAATACATAACTGCCTACACTGCATACTTTTCTAAGTTCTGCAATACCGTCTTCATCGTAGTCTGTTTTTATAAATGACTCATGTAATAAATATTCTCTTAAAGCCTCTTCCTCATTACCACCAAACCCATAATTTTCTGAATCATCAAATTCATATCGAGACAATCTTTCTGTGTTAAAATAAGTTTCATCATCTCCACCACCTAAATCTTCTGGGCCAAAGTCCTGATCGGGATACATAAGCCTTAGTTCAGATAAAGTTTTTCTTACACGATGGCAAACAAACCTAGCATCTTTAATGCTTTTTGCTTCTCTTGAAATAAGAAACTCTTCAGGTGGAACATTTTCAATCTTAACTCTTCCGTCATAGTTATGGCGCTTTATTACAACATCATGTGTTATGCCCGGCTCTCCATTAACAACATCATCTTTTTGAGTATGCTCAACAACTTCAACATTATCATTTGTTATTAAATACTCTAGTTCTAGTTCTGAAAGGTTAGAATACTCCTCTCTAACATACTCTGAATACTCATCCCACCATACTTTAATAATGCCGTTTTTTTGCAGAAGGGCATCGTGAAACCACGAATAAAGAATTTCCCAACCGGGATTATCTTTTGAAAAAACATAGTTAACGTAATCGGTTGCTTGAGCGGCAACATCTACATCTTCTGGGCCATGTGGTGTAAACTTAACAAACTCGTCACCAGAGCCAAAGATACGCATAAGACTAGGTTTAATCCACTCGATAGTGTCCTGTACAGTAGAGTCAACGTATTGACTCCTACCGTCTACTTCATTGCCAAAGGGTAACGCATAATAATACTCTTGCGCTTTCTCTCTCTGCTCTGATATTTCTCCATCGTAACCTAGAGAATCTGTAATCTCTGCATGTACTTTGGTTAATAATTCTTGTTCTTTGTCAGACAATCCCATATTCTCCGTAATTTAAATTGTTAGTCCAAGTAGGGTCTGAACCTGCAACAGCGTGTCGTTGTGATTGGAAAGCGTATCGTGTGGCTGACATCAAGTCATCTCTAATAGCAACTACTTTGTTATCTTTCCTGTGATACATTCTGTACTCTTCAAACCAGTCTGGTAGGGTACTAAATACTTTAAACTTACCTGCTTCCATGCTTTGTAGCATAGCCATAATTCCTTCTTCTACTGAGTTAGAGCCTTTGATTTGCCCTAGTCCCGGTGGATTGTGAAAGTGATCTAATGTAAAATTACACCCATGACTTCTGTATTGTTCTGCAAGACCGGGGTTTCCCATACTATCCCTACGATTTCCGTCATGTGGGTAGACAATAGGAATGAAACTGGGCCTTTGTTTTATAATGCTTGCGTGTACGCTAGGGCTTGCTTTGGATGCTCTATAGCAATCATAGATGTAAAAGGTATCTTCTTCCTGATCTATAGCACACCACACTACTGCGGTAGGGTGATCCCATCCAAAATCTATAGCGGCTACTCTAGGCCAATGCTCCTCTATAACGATAGGATCAATCATTAAATCTTCTTCGTTAACAGGAAATATCAAGCCAGAACCAATAGTAGGTCTACCGTATCTACGCATCTCCCTTTCATGTGGAGCATATGCGCTGAGAATCTGTGTCATAACGTCTTCAGAAAGGTGTCCATCATTCCCTTTCATGGACTTTATCTTTTCACTAGCATCATCCCATGTTGCGTTGGAAAGGCTTTGACCCTTTTGTATACGGTTTATAAAACTCGCTACAGTCTCTGTCATGCCCTGTTCTGGTGTAAAGGTCATGTAGACCATGCCTCTTCTATCCAGAGTTCGTGTAACGGCCTGTGAGTAGAGTTCCCTACTGGGTTCCTCGTCTAGCCATACAACGTCAACAGAGCGTCCCTGCCACTTGTCTACACCCATCTCGTAGGCTTTAAAGTGTAAGGAAGAGTTCTCCCCAGAAATATGCCGTATTAATGCTACGGACTTGGCGTTTGGTACTCCGGGTTTACGTTCCGTTTTTATTATATTTTCTTTAGGAATTGAGCCAGAGCCAAAGGCTTCAGGGTCATCGGGAGAACCCAATAATTCTGCTTGTACGATATCCCTAGTTGTTTCGTTAGAGACACCGCCCGCCCATGCAGTAATAGGCTTGTTAAACCGTCTGCCTTTCCACCAATCAGGGTACATTCCTGTAAGATGGTAAGACATTTCAGCCGCACCACAATAAGATTTACCTATTCGGTTAGCCGCCATCAATAAGCGTTGGTTATTCTCAAACCCTGTAGCGTGAAAATCTTGCTGATAAGGGTAAGGATCGTAGTTGTTTATCTTATTAAACCGCTCTCTTTGTTTCTTTGCTTCTAGAAGTAGGAGTAGTTCAGTGTTTTGTGAGGGCATCTATACGCCTTTGTATTTCCTCGTCAGACATTTGTTCAATGTTTGTGGTTTCTACACGATCTACTGGCTTTAATCCAGAGCGATCAAGGATATCTTTTGCGGCGGCTAGTCTAACTGACTCACTGTCGCCCTGTTCTATAAGGGATTTAATAGCAGATAATGATATAGGAACCATGTCCTGTACCATTTTCTTAGTTCTTTCCTCAATCTCCTGCCTAAATTGACCCCGTAATCTATGACCTGCCTGTTTAGCAGTAGCCTTGGAGTACCCTGATGCTACAGCACTTTGGGTAGCATTACCTGTTTTACAGTAGTGGTCTATAAATTTTTCTTGCTTGTCTGTCATGCAACTTGCCTTTGTAACTTTCTGGTATTCATAGCAATTGGAAAACCTTTCTTTAATAAATTATCTTTAACTTCTTTAGGATTTTTTATCTTAATGTAAATATCGCTTTGTGTTGAGTCTGGCTCTTCAAGGATTGCTCCGTGTTGTTTTAAAGCCTTATGTAATTCTTTGGTGTAGTCTCTGTAGTGTTTAACTTTTCCTTTGTAATCTTTTTTAACCTTTTCAAGATGTTCAATTTCATTATGTATTTTTTCAAAAAGATTAGGTTCAGTATGATGGAACATACCGTCGTAAAACTCACGAGCCGCCCAATAAAATTCAACCTCATCTTCTATTTTTAAAAGTTCTTTTTCTTCAGGTCTTAACCCTCCATCGTAAAAGTCAAAGATGGTTTCTCCTGTAGGCACTCTAATAGTAGGAATCGCAACCAATTCATCAGCCCAATCTACTAAGGTTTGCTGTGCTAACTTATTAATAACTTGTTTTTCATAAGCATTACCTTTACCTCGCATTTCATTTTGAACTTCTGTTATTCTAAACTCTTCTGAGGCAGTATCGTCTTGTTTATACCTAATAAAGGCTTGAGCAGGTCTGCCTTCAGAATAAAAATGCCTTCTGCTTTGTTCATTTGGTTTTGTTCCGCCAAAGTAAAGATGGGTTGCAGTGTCAAATTCTCCTGAACCATACTCATCATTTGAATGCCTGACCGTAAACTCTAAAGGATTTTCATCCATAAAATTCTCTAGGCTTTCTTTATTG